CATGGCTTGCTCCATACAAAAAGGACGCCCCTTCTATAGGGGCGCCCTAGCTCGCTGCTGCGCGTTGCTCGGCTTAGGTCAGCTGGTTCAGCACGGCCTTCTGCCAGAATCCGTAGCCGACGTTGCGGGAGGCATAGGTCCCGTACAGGTACTTGTTCTTCCGGAAGGTCAGATCCTCCCCGTCGAAATCCACGGGCACCTCTTCCTGGCGGATCAAGGGCTTCACCTCGCCGCCGGTGGCAAAGGTGGCGAACTTGTCGGTCCAGGAAAGGCGCGGATTGACCACCGGCATGATGTTGAAGTCCGAGGACTGCAGCGGGTTGGTGGCACCGTTGCCGAAGGCCTGGTTCCGGACGGCCGACCAAGTGGCGCTGGAAAGCCCGGTGGGCACCATCACCGCAAAGCTGTTCTCCATCTCGTTCAGCGGCTCGCCCTGGTCGTCCTTGAGGCCCATGAGCTGCTCGATGGAGGCCAGGATTGCCAGCGCCATCTCCTCCCCAGAGGGCTGCGTGGTGCTGCCGTGCACCTGGGTGGGCAGCGCGGAAATGTCGGTGGTGATGTCGTTGGACTGGCTGCCGGAGTCCCCTTCCTCGTGGTCGTCGTCGAAGAAGAACTGGCCGTCATAGCAGACGGTGTCCTCCCCGGCCTCGATCACGTCGGTGAGCAGTTTGGCCCAGTGGCTGTTGGCCCGGCGGGCGAGCTCGCGCACCCGGGTCATCACCTGGCCGGACTTGTCGCGGCGCACCTCGGACCGCAGGATCTCGAGGGTGGCCTCGAATTCCTTGTTGGTGATGCTGTAGGAAAATTCGCCGAGGCCCTTGGCTTGGCGCTCGCCCACCCATTCCCGCATCTGCGGGGACATGCCGAGCCAGGCGTAGGTCTCGGCTTCCTGGTCGGACTCCATGAGCATGGAGATGGGATCCACCCAGCCCCGACCATTATCCTGCTGCAGGGTGGCGTAGAACTCGCCGATGATCCCCCGCTTCGTGAGCTTATAAACACCCATGATTCAGTCTCCCTTCGCGTCGGATTCGGTTAGCTGCCCATGCGGCGGATCAGGTAGTTCACCTTGGCCGCCAGATCGGCGAAGTTGGCGTTGATGGTGGCGTCGTCGCCGGACCCGCTGACGGCCGCGATGGTGTCGTCGGCGGAACCGCCCGAGTTGTCGGTGAGTTCGGCCTCCACGCCCTCGGCCTCGCCGTAGGCCACCACCGCCGTGCCGCCGGACGGCACCCGGTGCACGTGACCGATACGGGTGTTGGAGCCCTGGGTGAGGGTGAAGGTGTCGTCGTCCGAGGCGTAGACGTCCTTGCCCACATCGGCAATGGTCACGCCGGAGATGGGCACCTCCACGAAGCCCTCGCACCGGATCCGGACGTTGGTGTCGCCGTCGGAGCCGGACGAGTTGTCGGCCTCGCGCAGGGCGAACCCGCGAAACGGGTCGCCGGCGGAAAGCGGGCGCATGTACCCGCTGCCGTCGTCGCCCAGGGCCGAGCCCTCGTAAACGTGGGTGGAACCCTTGACGGGCAGCTCGTTGTGCCCGTCCAGGGGATAATCGCGCACCTTGTTGTCGCTAAGCGCCATGAATCATTCCTCCGTCGTCGCTGTTGGTCCGGTCAGCCGGCCGCGGCCGCCTGCTCCTCGCGCTCCCGACAGGCCTTGTAGGCCTCGAAGCTGGAGAACTCGGCCTGCACGTTGTCGGCGTTGGCGTCCCACTCCTGCTGGACGCGCTCCCCAAAGGTCGCCGGCTCGCCCTTGGGCTTGCCCCCGCCGGCGGTCGTCACCTCGCCGGCCTCGGAGTGGGCGCCGGGCACGCTGTCCAGCTCCTCGCCCTCGGCGGTCAGGTCCTCGCCGGTCTTGGCCTTCCGGGCCTGCTCGGCCTGGAGGATCTGGACGGCGGCCTCCGGGCCGGTGGTCTTGCCGTCCAGCCGCAGCTGGTCGACCAAAGCCTCGTGGCCGGGCAGAGCCTGGGCCTCCACGGCCTGGATACGCTCCCGCTCGGACTGCGCGCCCTCGGTGCGCAGGGCCTGGGCGGCTTCCGGATAGGCCTCCGCCAGTTCGGCGGCGGTGGGGGTGCTTTCGGCACCGGCCTGGGCGCCTGCCTCCTGCCCGGCGCCGCGCTTGCTGCTCTCGGTCATGGCTGAAACTCCCATGTTGGATTCGCCTGCTAGCGCCTGCTGCAGGTCTGCGATGACGCCCTCCAGACTGCCGAGCCGATCGGCAAGGCCGGCAGCGACGGCGGCGTTTCCGACCAGGATTCCGCCCTGGCCGAAATCGGTGCGGACCGTCTCCTCCGAGACGGCCCGGTTGCGGGCAACGGCCCCAACAAAGACCTCGGCCAGGGCATCCACCTCGGCCTGGATCTGGGCGAGGCCTTCCTCGGTATTGGGGTCGGGCCGCTTGTTCGGGCTGGCACTGCTGACGATCTGGATCTCGTCGATGCCCACGGCCTGCTTGGCCTTGCGGTCGTCCACGTAGGTGGCCACCACCCCGATGGAACCGAGCATGGCGGTTGGATCAATCACCACCTCATCGGCCGCCGAGGCGATCCAGTAGGCGGCGGATGCTCCCTGCCCACCCACATAGGCGGTAATGGGCTTGGTGCCGCGGGCATCAAATACCTGCTGGGCGAGCTCATTGATCCCGGTGATCTCGCCGCCGGGGCTGTTTACCTCCAGCACGACGTTCTCCACCCCTGGATCATCCATGGCGGCCTGAAAGTCCTTGGCGAGGATCTCCACCGACGAGGCGCCGGAGACCATCGTCATCAGGTTGGCGTAGCGAAAGATGGGCCCGGCCACCTCGATCACGGCCGTGCTCCCCCGGTACTCGAGCGCGGAACCGGGGCCGGCGCGCTCGCCGAAGCGCGCGGCCACCGCCTCGGGATCGCCCTGCCGGTCAGCCACCTGCAGGACCTGGCGCAGACCGTTCTCGGTGATGGCCCAGCAGGTTCGCATGGCCATGTCCAGGGCCCGGACGGGGCGGCGGCTGGCGGCCTCTTCCTCTTCGGGATGGTCGGCCTCGCATTCCTCGCGGGATTCGTATTCGCAGGCCCCGTTTTCGCCCCACTTCCACATGCCGTTCTCGCATTGCTGACAGGGCAAGGCTTACTCCTCGTCGTCGGTTGGGGCGGTCACGGACTCCGCCGCCGTGCCGAGGGAGACGTCCTGTTCGCGGGCCAGGACTTCCTCCTTGGCCCGTTGGCGGATGTTCGCCGCGTAGTCGCCGCCGCCCATGGCGCGGGTCTCCTTGGAGCGCGTGGAGAAACCATGCTCCACCCGACTGGCGGCGGCCTCGGTTTCCTTCACCGGGTCCAACTGGCCCGGGGAAGGCCCGACCCAGTCCGCGCCCAGATAGGCGTGGCGCCGGACGGGGTCGTCCATGAAGCCGGGCATGTCGTAGCGCCCCTGGGCCACCTGGAGCCGCAGCCATTCCTCGTAGATGGGCTGGCACCAGTAATCCGAGAGCCATTGCCGCCGGCTGCGGAAAAAGCTCCACGCCTGCAGAAGCGCCGCCCGGCTGGCGGAGTAGCTCGCGGTGAAATGCTGGATCAGCACCTCGTAGGGAATGCCAAGCGAGGCCCCCATCTGCCGGATGATGGCCATGACGAAGGCGTCGTACTGGCTATTGGGCCGGTTGGGGTCGACGGTCTCGATGGACTCCCCGGGAGCCAGATCGATCATGGCCCCATTGCCCAGCTGCTGGGTCTCGTTGTCGCTGGACAGATCCGACCGCTCGGAATCCGGCCCCCAGTCGCCGAGGCCCTGGCCGTCCTCCGTCTTGGTGAAGACGGTAAGCATGGAGCTGACGGCCGTGGCCATGAGCTCGTTCTCGGTGTACTCGCTGAGCTGGCGAAACTCCTCCAGCACAGGAGCCAGCCAGGGCACACCGCGGGACTGGCCGATGCGGTCGACGTCCAGCAGATGGACGACATTGCGCCGGCCCGTGCGTGAACCGAAGGCCCGGACCAGATCCCATTCCAGGGACTGGTGATGGAGCGCGCCGGGATGGCCCCGGAGGATGTGGTATCGCCAGGGGCGGCCCTGGGCGTCGAATTCCACGCCGCCGGCAAGCTCGCCGCCATCTTCCAGCGGACCGTCCGGCTGCATGTCAGCGTTGCAGATGCGGTCGGCCTCGATCAGGCGCACCTTGAGGTCGCCGCCACGGATGGGCAGGAGGCCGGCGGCGTCGCCGTTCTCGAACGCCGAGCGGAAGGCCAAGCCTTGCAGGGTGCCGAAGTGGAAGCGCCCCTCGGCGTCACAGCGCGGAGTTTCCGCCCAGGCTTTGAAGTCCCGCGCCAGCTGTTCCTCCAGCTCGGCGGCCCGCTCTTCCGAGATTCCGGCCGCCCGGTAGTCGATGCGGGGTTGCATCTCCAGGCCGTTGCCGACGGCGTTTTGCTCCACCCGGTTCAGGGCACCGGAGGCCAAAGAGGTATTGCGGGCTAGGTCGCGGCTGCGTTCGCGCAAGTCCGGAAGATCCGGAAGAACGTCGGCGTCCGCGCTGCCGGCGCCGGGGTTCCAGCCACCCATGGAACGCTTGTCCCGGGCGCCCTGATAGCCGCCCTTGCCACCGCCGGTGGCCAGCGCCATGCGAGCGCGGGCTTCGTACCGGCGCAGGCCGGCCTGGGGCGCCACGTAGGCAATGGCACGGTCCAGAGCGGTGGTTGGCACCACAGCCTCGGCCCGCTTGGCCTGTCGCCGCATCTGCCGCCGCTGGGAGCCTTTAGTCGCCAACGGGACGCACCCCCCGTACCCGAGCACCACCGCCGCGGCTCAGGCGCTGGACCTTCTTTTCCCAATAGGCGATGCCATCGCGGATCTCCGCCAGATCGGCGCGAGTCAGCTTGCGCTCGCCGATGGAATAGGATTGGCCGTTGAGCACCTTCTCCT